CAAAGCTAGATTGCTAGTATAAACTGCCATTTAGAAACAATATCACGATCTAAGATATATTTATATTTAATATAACCCGTCTATTTTTCTACTATCATTTTAAGTAAATTTTTTATTTCTTCAATATCCCTTTTCATTCCATCTAACTCCTCTCTCTGAGTTAATTTTAACTTTCTTGACTTCTTATACTGAGAAAATCCGTGACTATCAGTATTAATGATAGCCCCAGATTTTTCATCTCGGTATAAATTTTTGTGTCCTTCGACTGGTATCATGCTAATGCTATCGTTCTGAAATCTTTAAATCTAGGTGCAAGTGCTTCATTGGTTCCACTACTTACAATTTTAATTTTAAATCCAGTAAATTCATCTAAATCATCAACACTAAACTGATATTCTTTGAATTGATTTGCAACACTTGGTGAAACAAAAGCATCTGGTTTACCACTATTTTTAGAAGGATCAATTACCTGATCACCAAAACCATCACCTGTGGTATCGTTAAGATTATCAAAACCAGGAAATAGTTCATAAGATAACTCAGTTTCACTTCCATCTTCTCTAAACAATTGATAAAGCACTCTGAAATCAGCAGATGCATCACGATAAGCAGCCACTAACACTTTAAGTGATGTAGCAGGATTTTTAAGATCCACTCTATTGCTTATGTAAACCGCAGCATGGGGATCACCAGTTGTTGCATTAGATCTTGCGTCCTGTGCATAATCATCAATAGGTTTATTAAGTCTTGCTCTTTGATAGACAATATTATTATTCAATGCATCTAATACAGGAGAGAGATTAGGATCAGAAGTCTCCATCCTTACTCCTAGAGTGAATGAACGATTTAAAGGTAGTCCTGTTAGTCTTGTATTTTCATTAATTCTTGAACAAATTAATCTAGGTGTAGTTAAAGTATTTGGTTGATTCAAAGTTATAGGTTCATATCCTTGATCAATAAATGGAATCTCTCCACCACCTGCACTTGTTCCAGAAACGGTTCTAATCTGTGCTGAAATCGTTGTGTTATCACTTGGTGTTAATACACTAAACTGAGGTATGACTGTATTAAACTGATAGTTTTGAGAGGCAAAAATATTACTTCCACCTACGTTTTGTTCTTTAGTGAAACTAACTTGACTATCACCATTTGATAAACCACCTCTATTAATTTCAACATAGTAAGTATCAATATCCCTAGCATTGCTCAGAGCAGCTTTGTTTGGTAAGTTATGATTATTATTAATTCTTGATAGATCAAAACCATTCAATTCATACTTACGACTAATATCATTTACACTATGCGTTCTAACAAGTGAACCATCAACACCTCTTGTTCCAATTCCTAATTGATTTACACCAATACTATTATAGAAAATAATTTCATTATTAATCTTAATAAATCCTTGTGAGGTAGATATTCCATTAAAGGATGCGTATGCTGTTGTATTTGCAACAGATATAACTTGATCATCAACGTCTAAGAAATCTGTAAGAAGAACAGGTTCAGTATCGGGTTCAATATTTGCAAGAGTAACTATATTAGTATCAGCATGCATACCGTGATTGAATTGTTGAACTTCAATTACGTTACCTTCATATATGTCATCATATGTTGCTGATGATGTGATTGTAGTGCTACCATATGATGTGGCAGTTGATCCTTCATAGACTACAAGTGGTTGTCCTGTTGTAAATGATTCACCCTGAACGTTATTTAAGTATAAAGTGCTTCTTCCATTCAAAGCTGTAACTGTGATTGTGGCATCACGACCTTGAAGAACACTGCTTGTAGTGATTCCTAAAACATCACCTACAACGTATCCAGCACCACCTGTGTTGCTTGTTAAACTAGCAGATAGAATTCCACCACCACTAGTGGTTTGAATTGTTGCAGTCGCACCTGTACCTCTTCCAGTGATTGCATATAATGGAACATTATTGTAAGTTTGACTTGGTTTAAATCCTGTTCCTATACCTGATACACTGAAAGTGTTAATTGGACCACCAACTTGTTCAATATATCCCTGAATTGCAGTTGCTAATGTAGAGTCACTTACCTGAACTCCCAATCCCATTTTTTCAATTGTTTTTGCATGAGTTGTAGTTGTAATACCAACTTTTAATTTTCTTGGTAATGTTTTAATTGCATTTGGAAGTAATCTTTCAATAATTCCAGAGTTTGTTTCTAATTTTGGATTATAGAAGAATGCAGATCCTGCTGTTGTTGAGAACTGTGCTTTACGTAATTTAAATTTAAGATCTTCAAACTGGCTAGGTGTCCAAATAGTACCATTTTGTGATTTGAATAAACTACCACCAACGTACTGACGAGTCACTACAACAGATTCAGCATCAGGCAAACTCTGTGTGTTTACAGTTCTTTCACCCATCTGAGCAATCCATGCTTCATATAGATTTGTTGTAGGTGCTAATAATACAAGTGCATATTCTCTCTCAGGTTCAAGATAAACAGGAGATGGGAATTTTATTCTTGTTGGTATCTCAGCATTATTTGATATATTAATATCACTTGGATTAACAACAGCACGAGCATAATCTTGAACAAGTGTATTTGTTGGAACTCCCAATTCCATAGTTCTTAATTCAACTGTTAATTTTTGCTCTGGATCTTTACTACCAAAGAATAAATCAACAGCAGTTACAAATGCACCAGTTTCATCAGTTGTAAATGATTGAGCAAGAGGATCAAAGAAAAATCTTCTTCGTCTAACAGTTTGAATAACAGTAGATGTAAACGTGTCTATTCTACCTTCTGTCCTGTAAGTAGTCTCACCAGAACTTATTAACAAACTACCAGGTAATGGCTCTGCATTTTCTGAACTTGAAGTTAACTTAAATGTGCTAACTCCTGTTCTGAATCTTAATGGTGGTGGTGGAGTTGTTAATGGATCTCTAATAAAGAATGATCCGTAAAGATCTCCAAATGTATCAGCAACTAATCTTACATTTGATACACTTGCTTGTGCACCACTACTTTGACCTAACAAAGTTACATCACCAGTTGGAATATATCCAAAGTATTTTCCTTGTGCTTCATCTGCCATTGATAAAACATCAATATTTAAAACACTTGTTGATGCTGAATATACAGAACCAAGTGATACTGATGTATTATATGGATTTGCATTGAATGTTTCATCGGGAGAATTAATATTCCCTAATTTATGATCTGGTTGAGCAATTCTGAATATTGCAACCTGCTGACCAGTTGAATCATAAGCTTCTACGGTTTCACCTTTTTGAAATATTCCATTTACCATTGAAATTTCAAGGAGTTTTGGAACAATATCAATTCCACTAACACTATCAAAGAATGGATAGAATCTAGCAACAGGTCTTAATCCGTTTGCTGTAAAAGCAACGTTTCTAGATCTTATATGTGGATCAGGTTCTTGACTTGTTAGTACTCGTTCAGTTCTAGTCGTAACTCTTGGTCTTCCACCAAATAAACCTCCAAGTATACCACCAAATATAGCACCAATAACACCAAAACCAGCAGCACCAACAAGAGCACCCACTGCACTGATTCTTTGTCTTCTTCCTCGTGTTACTCTTATAACACCACCATCAACTTCTATAGTTCTGACCCAACTATCAGAGAATGGTTTTAATTCAATATTACCAATAAATTCAACCATGTTAAATGGGTTAACATTTTCGACTCTAGATGCTAATGGTTGATTTATCCAGTCAATCTCTTCGTAAGCTAGTGTAATCAAATCACCAGTTTTTTGAACATTAGTATCTAATAACTCAAGATTTTGAGAAAAATCTGCTGTATCAACATTAGTTGTTAAATTTAATGATAATTCTGGTTTCATAGACCAGAAAGTTGCAGGAACAAGTAACTCTCTATTATCAGAATCAACTGATACCTTACAATCTGGATCACTACTATCTAATAAATCTGTATTTTTAAAATCATCAACAAAAAATCCAGTTTTAAATCTTGATAAACCATCAAAATCCTGAACTTGTAAAGTTTTTGTATCAAGTTCTAGTAAACTTAATGAAGTTATTTCCTCTAAGGAATCTATTCTATCTTCAAGTCTACCAATATCTTTCATAGTATATCTAACATTATCAGTAACCCGTACAATTGCATCATCAGGATTATAAAGATATGCAGGTAACTGTATAGTTGCAACATCCATTGCATTTTCAGCCACTTCGGGAGTTACTGGATTGGTAGAAGACGTTCCTTGAATTACTGATAGATTACCTAAAACATCTAAAACAACTCTATCATTTCTAGGTAAATAGAAATTATATCCAACTATTGAACTTTCATTTGGAGTCACAATAAATGATGGATTGAAAGCACTTCCAAAAGTTCTATTTTTAAATGCGAAAGGTGACTCTGCACCAGTGTAGGTAGAAACTCTTGGTCTAAAGTCAATAGTATCGGTTGCTCTTAGACCATCTTTTAATAATGGAATATCATTTGAAAATCTCTCCTCACCATATGAAGCAACTGTGTAAAAATCTCCAGTATCATTATCAGGTAACACATACTTATCAAATACAACTAAAACTTTTCTAGTTGCAGGTGGAAAATTGACTCTTCTTACAAGTCGAGAATAGTCATAGAATTGTTCTCTCTGTCCTTTATCAAGTTCGTATCTATTTGTAATATTTAAATTATTTCCAACTGTAATGAGTTGTAATGTTGTAGATATATTTGATTCATCAAAATTACAAACCTCACCGATTGTAAACTTAGTTGGAGTAAGATATGCTATTTCAACAGTTTCTGCGGATATTAAACCAGTTATCTGTGCAACAGCATCACTACCATCACCCACAATTTTTTCACCCACTATTGCTGTCGTATTTAAATTTAAACCACTAGGGAATGTTAATCTATCGAGTGTTGGTGAATTACTGTCAATTGATTCAAAAACTCCTATAACTTTTGCTACATCGGGAACATTCAATGATATTTCTCTATCTTCTACTCTTAAACCATAAGCAGTGGATTTATCCATTCCCGATAGGGATGTGTTAATTCCAACAGCAGTTTTAAGAATTTCTATTTTTTCACTTCTAATGTAATTTTTTTGCTTGCTTTTTAATCCCTGTTTTTTAAGTGTAGTGCTTACAACGACGTTTGATTGATTAGCTAATAATCCATTAATAGTAACAGACTGACCATTTGAACCTAAAACAAATTGATCTGCTGTTAAATCTGCGATTGTTCCATTTGAATAATGAATGGAATATCTTTCAGCATCAAAACCTTCATAAAACGCACTTGAAATACCACTGGCAGCTAAATCAAATGATAATATACCAGATCCATCTGTGGTTTCTCCTGTTACATTTGTGCCAACAGTTAGATTAGCAGTTGACAAATCAATATCAGATACATTTCTATTACCTAGTTCAGCATATAATCCTTTATTTTCATTTAGATTTATGTTAGGTACACCAAACGCAAAAGTTGTAGTTGTTAAATCAGATGGAACTGCACCATTACACACACCTGCTATTGTAGCAACAGAATCTAGAGTTATAGAAAGTCCATCTGTAGATACACTTGTAACTCTGTTAAATCTTTCTACTGCTTCATCTGGTAATTGATATCTTACAATTGTATCTGTTTTAATACCAGTAAAACTTCTACCAGCACATGTAGCAACACCAGTAGTTCCGATGTTTAATTTATCTACAATACTAAAACCAGTTGGAACTTTTCTTTGTAGAACAGTATCGGCAACAAAATCAGATGCATATCCAGATATAGCAGATGCGTCTTGATAAACTGATTTTATATCTTGTATTCCAAAAGTTCTAACTGTTCTTATTGATCTTGGTATCTCTGGATCTTCATTAATAATTATCTGTTCACCTGCAACAAATACACCAGTGACCTGAGTTAATTTAACAACTGCACTCGCACTACCTGATGCAATCGCAAATCCAGTTGCACCACTACTTAATCCTCTTACAAATGATGTATTAGGTAGTTCAGCATTAGTTACTGCTTGATTAAGTTCTAAACGAGTAAATGTTTGCATATCAAATAGATGCAAATCCCATATACTTGTATCTCCAACATAAGATGAGTTGGATACAGAAAATGAATAAACTCTTGCTTTTCCTATTAATTCACCAGTTCCCTGAGTATTTGAATTGGTTCTTTGATTATATAATTCTACAACTTTACTAGTTAATGTTCCAAGATCAACATTTGGTACAGGAGTACCAAAGACGTTATTTACTCTTAATATAGTTCCCATTTGATATGGAACTAATGATGAATCTACTGTTTGTTTATCTCTTGGTTTCTCTACATCTATAATTGATGTACCACTCAAATCAATATCATAACCTTTAACATAAGCCTTTCCAGAAGATACTTTTACACACATTAAATCATCTGATGGTGTATTTTGTTGATCTGTTACTTCATTTGATCTAAAAATACCTTCATTAGATATACCATCATTTAATGAGTTGAATACTTGAACATCAAAAGGTTCCACTGAGTAATTTCCAGATTCATCAAATGTTCTTTCGGCAAAATAATCTCTTATTAATGAATAATCTGATTTTTTAACAATCTTTTTAATTTCTCCCTCATCTAACCTTAATAATTCAATAAAGTTTGTATCATTAAAATCAGTTAAACTTTTTTTTGCTAAAGTTGTGGTTATTTTTAATCTATCAGCACCTGGTGCAGCAAAGTTTGAGAATCCTCTTGCATTGTCATAAAGAGAATCATCATTTTTTGCAGTAATTAACTGCTCATCAATATTTAAACCAACTCTATATGATGGTGTATTTGAATAGGGATCTAAAACAATTTTATCCGTCGATACATCAACAAAACTTCCTCTGATAAAATATGTTCCAGAAGATATTCCAACTGCGGATCCAATAGCAGAAGCATTACTATCTACTAATGTTAATACAGTTTCACCTTCATTAATTGCAGTATTTCCATAGGTAAATGATTCTTGAACTATTAATTGCTCTCCATCATCTAAATTTGATATTTCATTATTGTCCCCTGATTGCAAATATTTAACGTATATTGTTAAATCATCTATCTCAGTATTAGTTCCAGCCAATTCATAGCTATCAATTGTTAAAACAATACCAGAAGTTTGTCCTTTCAATCTCAAACCTACAAGTTGATCCAAATACAAAGTGACTGGTATTCCTAAATGACTATCTAATATTCTGACGGAATGGTATTGTTGGTCAAAATTTATATTACCAGGTATCACCATAGACCCATCTTTAAAGATGTGACTACCAAATGATTCAATTTGATTTTGTAATGAAGATTGTAGAGTTGTTAATTCTCTTGCTTGAACAGGGAATCCTGGTTTAAACAGAACTTTGTAAAATTTATCTTCCTTATCAAAATCATCATAATAAGGACTTATATTTAAATTCGTTTTTTGTGGCATTTTTTAAAATTCCAAAATGATTTTAATGTCTTCCTTCTGTCTAGCGTTTCTACTCACCAGTGGTCGGTTATCTAAGTAAATTATTTCACCCGACTTTTTATTTATCTCAGGAGATGCAAGACCATTTGTGAAGTTTACTCCTAATGATATAACTTTATTACCAGATGGATTCGTGCTTATTCCAGTAAAGTTTTGATCAACAGTAGCATTAAATCCACTTGTAGGTGCGATTATGCTTTCTGCCGAAGATTCAAACTGTAAAACTTTTGATCCAGTTGTAATCCCAACGTAGTCAGTTTGATCAGAACTAGTCTGATTAAAGAATAATGATCTATCTTGATAGTATTTTATGACATTAGTATCAGTGTCATAAGAAACAATATATCCCTCTGCAGTCCCTCCAGTTACAGTTTGTTTGATTTTTTCCCCTATAGTTGGAGTTCCAGTTGGTGAAATAATCTTTATTGCATTTACTGATGAAAAATCATTAGCAGTAAAGATAGATGTGGATCCAATAGACGTTGGATTTTTAATTACACTAATTTGTGCAAATTTAGTATCAGTTGGAAAATCTTTTGTTGAGTCGTCAAATCTTGCATAAACTAAAATTTTATCAGTTCCCAATTCTTTATATAAATCAAATCCATGACCTCTTGATGGTGGGATAATCGGTATTAGTTTAGCAAAATTACCAACAGACACACCAGAGTTACCAAGAGGACCTAAGTCTACCATTCCATAAGTATAACCTTGACCACCAGAGGAAACAACAGTTTTTATTATTTTACCATTACTATCGGTGTCAATAATTACCTTTCCACCAGTTCCATCTCCAACAATATCAACCTCTCTACCCACAATGTTTTGAGAATATCCAAAACCTGGTTTATCAATGTAAACTTTTTTAATTTGATTATTGTTTATAGTGGAATCACCATTCTCTCGCACTGATTGAATCTGAGTTTCAGAAGATGTTGGCCAGTTACTAGGAACTGAAATGTATTCTGTTGAATCAAATTTTATAATATCACTTGGTGGAACAGTAAATAGATATTTCCAAATATATCCGTCACCACTCTCACCTGCTCTTGATGGTTCTAAATCAGTAAATAAAGGTTCATCTTGTGATGCATTTCCAGTTGAACTAATTCCTGAAGAACCATTATCAATACAAACATAAACATCAAAATTTTTATTAATTACATAATAACTTGAATCATATAATCTTGTTGAGTTTGTAACTGGTGAAGGATTTGTCACACTGTAATCATGACGATACATTTCATATCTTGTTCCCTGAGTCCAGTTTCTTCTTGTTATTAATCTTCTTATATTTGCACTAGTAACCTTTTTACCAAATATTTGAGTGTCTCCAGAATGATCTATATAATTGAAATTATCTGTTGGATTAGGTGTATCAGTATTCCATGTAGTGGTTCTACCAAAACCAACTGCAAGTGCTGGATTGGCTAGACCTAATGTAATATAGTAAGAATTTGTAGAGTCATCCACTGTCTCTACAAAGTTATTTGCATTTAGAATTCTAAATTGATCTGTTACAATTGCAGCCATATCATTAGCTTTTTTCTATATTTATACTACCCAAGATCCTTTCTTAATGAACCATTGTCCCTAAGACCGAAATCTCTTCTCTGGATAGATGGGTAAGTTGTTAATCCAGAGTCTATTGTTAATCCAGTAACACCTATTGATACTGGGTTTGCACCTCTGGTAAATCCAGAAAGTCTTCCCCAAGAGAAACCACCGATTGTCGAACCAGAGGTCTCTATACCAGTGGTATTAACACCACTCATTATATTGCATGTAATAATACCAACACCAGAATTATAAGCATTTATAAAGTAGATATTATCAACACATGTAGTTCCAGTTGCAACAACAGTAGAGTTATCACTCACAACTGAGGTAACACCATGTCCAACTTGTGTTCCAAATATGTATATAGGATATCCAACTTTCAGATCAGTAAGAACTGAATTTGGATTATTTACTAAATCAGCACTTATATTAAATTTAAGTGCTGTTGGATGTCCAATTCCACCAGTAACACCGATACCTGTGATGGCACCATCAAACCCTTGAATAGTGGTAATAGTATCAATATCTTCTTTGATTGCATTTGGAAGGGGTGCTAGAACTTGTGGAACAGCAATGTTTGTATATCCAAAACCAGGATTTGTTATTGTTGTTCCTGTTATCACACCATTAGTGATCGTTGCAGTTGCAGTTGCAGTCGATCCAACACCAACTCCTACAGAATGAGGAGCGGATATTGAGATAGATGTTGTAGAACCTACGTATCCACTACCACCATTTGTGATAGAAAGTGATGATACTGTACCAGCAGCTGAAACAATAGCAGTAAATCCAGCAGCAACAGGATTTGTTGATCCAACTATTAATCCTCCAACTACAATATTACTCAAAGCAGAGAAATCTTCTTCATAGTTAAAGAATTTTGCATTATCAACAAATAATTCATTATCAGTTGTTGAAATATCGTTAATAATTTTACCAGTTGGATATACCTGCGATTCAATAGAATCTCTTGATTTGGATACTATTTCACCATTTACCTTTTTGTCTATCTTCTGTTTTATCCAATTAAATGGTTTGTATGTTGTCTCATTAACACCCAATCCTGTATAAAGATTAGTTTCTATTTCATCAGATGCTACGATATTAAATATAGTTCTTGGATCTTGTGCTGTTGTTACACCAATTTTATTTAACTGAACAACATCACCAGTTTTTATTGTAGGTGCTATTGACGCTCCTGCAGAAACTTGAACTGAATCAACACCAGTTGTTCCTTTGTAGAAGAATATATCAATGACATCATTAGGATCTGGTGCTTGTATGAATTCAAATGATGAACCACCATCAAATGTATAAGACTTGCCTGGTTCTTGAATTACTCCATTTACAAATATGAGTAACAGAGCATCAAGATCAATAAGTGATGAATCTGGATTATCTGGATCTACTTCAAAACTAAGTAAACTTGCATTATAGAATATTGGGAATCTAACTCTTTGACC